TCTTTAAAATTTTTCATGGTACTTTTCCTGTATATTATATTTATACTAAATGTCTTTTTGCGCTCTATCGCTAAGTAAGCGTTCTAAGAGGTCATTACGTGACAATACTTGCCCTTCTGCTGTGGGTAAGTTTTGAATCTCATTTGACCGTTTAGCAGCATCCTGATCCAGCTTTAATTTGCGTAACTGTAAGTCAAGCATCTTTAATTTCTTGTTTAATTTAGTTGTTTTAGCGGTTAATGCGTGGCCTAGCATATTTCCTGCTACAGCAAACAGTTCTGCGGCAAATCTACTGTCAACATTCATGCCCAAATCTGTTAAATCTTCATAACTTTGCTTGGCTAAATCAGCTATGTCATCTAATTCTCTGTCAGAAGCATCTAAATCTCTAATAGCTGGTAGTGCCGCATCTATTTTGTCTATAGTATCGTCTATTTCCACGATAGCTGTACGTGTTTCTTCTGTAGTCATAGTTTCGCTAATAACAGTCTCTTCGTTATCCAGTTTATCAAAACCAAAAAGTGTTTCTAATTTCTTCGTCATACAGCTATTTACTGTATTTTGCGGTCACCCTACTTTTTGGCACCTTGGTGGAATATAGCATCTTCGTTGATTACACGAAAAGTAAGTCCGTTTTGTTGTGCCCATTTTGTAGCGGCATCCCATTTACAGTAATTTACAGCCACTATAGCTTTATCTTTGTCTTTCATTTTAATTTCGAGTACACTTTGACTGCGGGGTTTGATTTCAATTAATTCTGCTTTAACTGTTTTATTGGGGCCCTTGTATGTAACCAAAAAGTCTGGGACATACATTGTCATTTTGCCGGTTAGCGGATTTCGATAAGGTATGCGTACTGCTTCGCTGGCCCAGTTAACTACATTTTCGTTACTGTCTAAAAACATCATAAAAGTCATTTCCCAGCCTGAGCGATAGCGTGGCTTTGATTTGCCTACATATTTTTCTGTGTTTTTTACTTCGTAAGTGCCTTGGCGGAATTTAGGCATAGTAATTACTGTCTAATGTTGTGTGCCACATAGTAGTTAGGAGTACGTGGAATTTGTACACCCATTTGTGTTGCTGGGGATTGGAATGTATTAAGATAATATGCAAACACCAACGTAACTTGTGGAGCTGATGCTCCTTGAATATCTTGTAATAAAGTTATTGCTGGTTGACCTGTTGTATTAGCTATACGAAATAGCGTTGTTGTAAAGTTTTCTGCTTGAGCAGTTGTGTTAAAAACAGATCTCAAATAACTGTATACGGCATCATACTCTGGGCCAGAAATTGCCTGTGAGTAGTCGTAAAATTTATCAAAAATTTGAACAGTTCTATCAATTCTAGGATTTATTGCGTTTACTGTATTACTCATAAATTAATCCTTAAAGTGCTGTGCTACCTGGGGCTGTTGGAATAATAGTGCCGCCTTTTGCTGTAGTAGCCAACGTATTTAATTTTCCTTGTATAGTACCTAATGCATTTGTAGCCTCACCAGATAAACTATTTAATCCGCCGTTGATAAGTTGTCCAACACCAAGTTGCTGACTAATAGCACTACCTGACAATACATTAAGTAATGTACCAGCAGTTTGTACACCGCCAAGAACATTTTGCAATCCACTTAATCCAGCATTTGTGTTGTTTAAATCTTGTACAGTACCTGACACAGCAGATACAACACCACTGTTAGTGTAAACAGTTTCACGACCTTGTGGGGTAGTAATACTAGAAGATACTGTGTCGTAGTGCGCAGGATCAGCAAATCCTGAGACAGAGTTAGATGGTTGATTAGCGCCAATGTCACCTGTAAAGTATTTTACTGACTCGTACTCAAAGGACATTTCATTTTGCATAATGCCACCACTTTCAGAGTAATCGTAGTTGTCGCCGCGCCAACCAGTAATTATTGGATTAATTAATGTCCATTGCGCAAATTTCTTTTGACTAAGTCCATAGATAGTAATGTCACGGAAGAAAGCAGGTTTGCCACCTAAACCGGAGAATAATAAGTTTGTACCGTCGTGATATGTTTCGCCTTGGAATCCCCAGTTGGGACTAGCTTGTTGCTGGCTATAAATGTCTGATGTGTTATAGTTAAACGCATTTGCTTGCGTCATTAAGCGACCCATGGTACCTGACATATTTGAAATACCTGCGTATTGATGACTTGGATCACCATAGTAGTAAGAATAATAGTTATACCACATATTACGAATTAAATCTCCTTGGTCATCATGGAATACAATACGACTAGGCTCATAACGCATTTTAGTTTGTACTACACGTTTGCGGTTATACTGGTTTAATACTGTAGTATCAATTTTAAACTTTGGCAACTCAGCACTTTTAACTAATAGACTAATAGTGGCAATTGCTCCTGAGCCATATGCTGCTTGTAATTGTGGAATGTTAGCTGTGTTTATATTAAAATAAACATGGAATAGGAATTTAAGTCTCGGGCTATACTGATACCCGTTACTTATAAACGTCTTTGATGCGTGGGTATAATCCTTTAACGTTGGATCAGTGGAATCTTGTAGTGACTGATTACCCTGTCCTAGGTATCCCTGGACCGCCATTTGGTTTAGAGGCCGCCGGCGCCGGTAGCTGTTCCAGTAGGAGTACGAGTATTGTTGATTACTTCACCAACGCCAACTGTAGCACCAGCTTGATTAACTTGAAGGGCGTTATCAAATGTAATAGACATAGTAATTTTAACTGCTTCAGATGTGCCATAGTCCATTGTGTTGTAATTAACGTCTTTTAAGTAGCAACCTAAAATGTTCCATTGCTCTAATACTACTGGAGCAACAGCGCCGTTACCACCGTCAAGTACTTGGAACTGTGTTGTAAACTTATAGTCAATAGCAGAAGATGCTGAGCTTTGCTCTAAGAAGTCTAATTGTTTCTGTAACTGTTCGCCAACTAATTTACTTACGCTACCTTGTGCGTCATCGCGGAGATCACAAGTAATATCACTCCATTTATATTTGCCAGCAATTTTTACACTACTGTTATAAATTGGTAACATGATTTCTGTAAACTCAACGTGTGGGCGGTCAAACTTCATGACCTGCTTAGTTAATTCTGTTGTTGGTGTGCTAACGCCAAAGTTGGTAAAGAACACGCGAAAGCGGAACGCTAATTTTGGCATCAACAGACCCTGCGTTGGCGCGCTCTGATCTGTCGGCAGCGGTACGGTCATGTTAGTTAGTGATGATGTTGCCATTTGTTAATCTCCAGTTACTTTTATTTAGTTAATATTTTTGGGTGGAAAGTTTCCCCGCCACCCATGTCCTTTTTAGGCAATAGCCTGTTGAGCAATCGCTCCAGTATTCTCAATACGCAATGGAATATAGATGAATTCCACAGCTTTCACTGGTTCAATAGCAATATCTACCCACAACTGATTTTGGTCGATTGTAGTAGGTGTATTATTTGTATTGTCGCAAACAACCAAGTAATCGTAAATACCGCGTTTAGCTACAATATCAAGCAATAAGCTAGTAATAGAGTTGCTAATTTCTGTACGAGTAATTTGATCGTTAGGCTCAAACAAGTATTGCTTACCAATTACAACTAATCTAGCACGGATAAACGCTACTAAACGAGCTACGTTAATACGATCCAACGCTGTTGGGGTTAATTGTAATGTTAAGTTACCAAAGTTTACAATACCAACACCTGGGATAAAGGTAATTGGGTTGATATGATTTGGATACAATACATCACGTAATGCTTGGCCAACACTTAATGTTTGGAAGATGCCAGTAATGCCATCTAAATAGCCTAATTGGAATGCGTTGTCAACTAAACCACGACGTGTGCCAGCTGGAGCTAACCATGGATAAGCAACTTCGTCTGAACGAATAATTGTACGGATCATCATGTGACTTGGGTATGTAACAACTGTGTTACCACTTAAATCAAATGTTTCGCAACTTGGGTAGAATGTACCTGAGTAGCTATCGCCTGTAGCAAAGTTACCGTCACCGCTAGGTAATCCTAATCCATCATTGTTTGTAGCCCATGTAACAACATCAATTGGTTTCAAACGTAATGGTGTGTCAATAATGTTAAACGCTACGTTATTAATTTCGTTGTTCAACTCTACCATGTTAGTTGATAACTCTGGATATCCAGGAACAGCAATTAAGTTATAGTAGTTTTGTTCTTCGCGAATCTGTGTATTAGTATTAATAGCAGCACGTAAAGATTCAACAATAATTTGACGTTGTGACTGACGACCCATATATGGTCCACCGTCTGGACGGTTGCCAGAAGCTGTTAACCATGTATTAGTTTCAGTTTGAACTGACCAATAAGTTGTTGATGTATCAGGTGTTTGATTTGTATTGTTTAAAATACAAACATAGTTAGACCCACTATACTGAACATATTCACCAATGGTGTAAGCAGTAGTAGATACCCAGTCGTATGTTGGGAAACTTTGATTGTTAAAGTAATTCTCTTGGAATGTTTTAACATTAAATCCTGAACGACGTGTGTTCCATAATAAAATACCTTGTGGATATAGTAATGGATTTGGAGCATCAATATCTAAATAGTTACTTGTCAACAATGATTGGATTGTTGGCAATGCGTCAGTAACTGGGTTAGTTGTACCGTTAGGTGCCCAACGAGCATCTTGGAATAAAATACCACTTGGATCAGTAGCATCTGTATTGTCAATCTGTACCCATTGTGGTACACCACTTACATTTTCCCAGCGGTATAACAATGGATAATCTTCTAAGTCACTTGTGTTAACCCATAAATCACCATACTGTAACGGACTTTGTGCTGTGTCAGTTTGTGTAGTTGGAGCACTAGCACTAATAATAGGACCAGTAGCATTACACAATGTTAAGTTATAACCACGAGCATCTGAAGTAACTGTTTGATATCCAACCCACTCACCGTTTTCTTGGACCATAATGTCTACTTGAGTAGGATCACTATAATACCAGTATGTACCTGTTGTAGGATCTTGGAATGGAGCAGAATTAGTTGCTGTATATGTAAACAATGGACTACCTACCCAGTTAGACAAGATTAAGTAATCTGGATTACCTAAATAATATCCTTGGCGTACAAACTGTGTATTAGTTGTAAATCCAGCGTCGGCTACAGGAGTACCAATAATTTCTCTTAAGTAAATATCGCCACCTGCGCTGTGTGTAAACACAATGGAGCCAGCACTATTAATTGTTGCGCTAACATAAGAGATATCAGCAGAACTAACTGCGGCAATAAAATCACTTGCTGCAGTGCCAGTTAATGTAACTATAGCAACCGCTTCAGTTAATGTGCCTGGTTGTGTAGCTGTTATCTTAAAGCTGTCACCTATTGTAAATGTTTGTGTAGTATTACTACCAGTTACAATAGTTGCGCCAGTAATATAACGTTCAAATATTTTTAATCCAAGTTGATTATTATCTAACGGATTATATTGAGCATAGGTTGATCCAGATGGAATGTTAAAGCCGCCACCTGCTGGATCTAAACCATAAATTGCTGCGTTATCGCTAGCGTATAATGGTGTAGCTTGAGCAACAAATGTTCCTAATGTTGAATTGTATCTACTAACAACTAATGCTGTTCCTAAGTTTACAGAATTAGTTTTTTGCCATATAGAACCTGTTGGAGCTCCGCCAGCTGGACTTGTGCTATAAGTGTTCCATTGTGGGACTGTATAACTTGGACTGGATTGTACAGCAGGAGCATTGTATGTGCCTTGTGTTAATCCTAAAGTAGTTAATGCTGTGCCTGTTAAGTTAGCAACATTAAGTGTACCACTAACATAATAAGCACTACCGCCACTAACATAAGTAGCGTTAGAAGTATTAGCATAACTTACTTGTGTTGTTGTGCATGCTGTAACAACAAATGTACCATTATAGTCTGTTGTACTAGACCCACTACTAACAATTCCTTCTACAGTAATTGTGCTGCCAATTGCAAATGGAGCTGATGCTTGCGCACTAGCAAATGTTAATGTTGTAGTTGTGCCGTTAGCAGTTCCTGCGCTAATAGGATATTCAAATCCTGCGCCAGAGTCAGTATAAATGTTTAATGCGCCATTCATGTTAGCAGCATAAACGCCAGCAATACTAGCAGCATTAATTGCGTTAGAAATACCTGTTACTGTATTATTTGGACTAGCTGGAACTGTAATTACAATACCATTAAGTTTAAATGTTTGGCCAGCGGTAATACTTGTTGGAGTATTTTGACCTTGTACCGTAGCCCAAGCAGTTTGCCATTCGTCACTACCAACTTGTACCCATGTGTTGTATAAGTTAGTAACATCAGTAGCACTTGATTGTGTTGATGTTGGGCCACCACGCTTGTAATAAATTGGATTTGTTGAATAAGTTGCTACAACCGCATATTGACCAATACTACCATAAGTTTGTAATGGAACAGTTGAACTTGGATTTAAATAAATTGAATCTGTAATAACTAATGGTGATTGATTAGTAAATGTGCCATTGGTTTGATTCCATTGGAATAAGCCCCAACGTGAATCATTAGTATCTAACCAGTAACTGCCATTAGCAGGATCGCCAGTAGGACGAACTAGTGTAGCTGTAAGAGCGGCTAAGTCAATAGCGGCACGTAATACATAGCAACGATTAGTAACACCAAGAGCGGAATAAGCAGCCAATAAGCCGTATTCGTTAAGTTCGTATCCGTTAATTGGAGTGCCGTTAGTTGTTTGATAGAAGAACGGAACACCATAATTAGCACTAAGAGCACGTTGACTAGTAGCCAAAAATAACTGATCTGCGTTAACTGCTAATGTGCCTGGGGCAATTCCAGTACCGTCGCCAGAAACTTTATTCTGCGCTGTAGCAATAACTACTAATGGAACTGAGTTCGTAGCAGCTGGAAGATATTGGCTCTCGTCAGTAACGGTAACTTGTACGCCTGGAGATAATAATGTGTTCGCCATTGTAAAATCCTTTTTAAATTAATTACTAATATTTAGCTATTATTTAAAAAAGTGCCCATTTGATGCTGCCTACTATATAGGTTCGTTGCTATAATAGCCACTAAATAGGTATATGCGCCCTATATGTCCAGCCTGCAACCAACGCCCTAGGGCTATTGCTTACCATAGAAACGATAAAATCTATTATCGCTCTAAGTGTGGAGCCTGTATTCGTAAAAAGAAGAAACTTCCAGCACAAAAGCCTAGGTGGGAATTAAGCGGATATAGGAAAAAACCTGTATGTGACCGTTGTGGCTTTAGAGCCAAGTATTCTGCCCAGTTATTAGTATATCATATAGACGGAAATTGTAATAATCCTGTACAAAAGAATCTAAAAACTATTTGTTTAAACTGTGTTGTAGACGTTAAGAAAGCAGATCTGCCGTGGCGGGCTGGAGATTTGACAGCAGATTATTAACTTGTTTGTATAGGTTATCTAATCCGTCTTGGTTATTATCTAGCACCGCATCAAACTTAGTGCCTATCCAAGCGGTTTCGCTGGCGTGAATTTTGTATTCATCTAATTTGTTTTTAGCTAGCCGCCAAAGAAAGCTAGATTCTCCAGTGTTTACATTTTTAGCCAGCTCAAACCACTCAGGTTCTGGGCCACGAACAACGCGAATTACAATACCGCCTGCTTCCTTGATTGCCTTAATTTCGTTGGGAAAACGGCAGTCCGAGATTACAATATCGTCGTGTGTTTTGCGTAGTTTGTTTTCTAATGAGGCAATCCAAATATCGTCGTGAAAACCTCTACGACATACTTCTGTACCCCAATATTGTAGTACATAGCGTGGTGTTAGTCCTGGGATTCCTAAGCGTTCACTCCACCAAGCATCCACTTGCTCACGCCATTCGCGACTTTCGCGAGTGCGGCCTTCTAACAATTCTCTGTCCCATCCAAACACACTTGCTACCGCATCTTTAAGCGTATGAGCAAAGGATTCTCTACGAAACTGGTGTATATTTTGTAAGTAATCCGCAATGGTATCCTTACCTGAACCTATTAACCCGCATACACCAATAATCATATTTTTCCCATTGTCGTTGTTAGCATCATATACCACCCAGGTCTGAATTCATTACAAATATCAAAGCCTAAATTTTCATAAAACTTAGTTCGCTCTGTTATTATAACAATTTCTCTATCCTTTTGTCTAGCAAATTCTAATGCTTTTGCTACTATTTGTTTGCCAATTCCTTGATTCCTATATTCGGGATCAACGCATACCCAAGTCAAATCATAAAAGTATTGTAAATTAGATTCACTTACAATACCAAAGCCAATTATGTTTGTGTTATCTTTTGCTACAATGTAAAATTTAGGAGCTTCAACAAGCCCTATTAGATATTTTATTTTTTCTATTTCTACTAAATGCTCTAGCTTTTTAGATATTAGCTCAGGCATTTTTCCTGCGGGTGTGTAATTAAATGAGCGCCTAACTAATTCTGCGACCTCGTTAGGATTATCGAGAGTGCTAACAATCTCAATCATCTAATCGATTTAATTCCTAAGTGCTTGAATGTTTGTTGTAGCATAATAATTTGTCGTTTGCAATCTTGTAATGCGTGATGCTCAACTGGAGGTTTGGGGCAGTCGGGCCATAGTGAGTAGATAGTTCTTGCGTCACGTACTTTATAAAATTGCCATGGCTGTGGGCGGCCAAATGATCTATAAGCATTTTCTAAAATATTCATGTCGTAAGTAGGGCCGTTAGCCCAGACAAAATCAGCGTGCCAGCATAGTTTGTGTAAGCCTTCTAATGCTTGATCTAGTGGAATGCGGTTGTCTTCGTGAAATGCTTCCTTAGCCGCTTCAGGTTGAGTGGCCCACCAAGCAATAGTATCGTCGTTGATGGAACGATTTTCTTGACTCTCTAATGTGACTCTGGTGTAGAAAGAAGGTTTGTTTTCATATCCTTCAATAAATGGGTCAAAAGATTGTGCCGCTATAGTTAAAATAGTAGCTGTAGGGCCTGTGTCCAGTCCCTCGATGTCGATCATGATATGTTGTGCCATACAGTAAGTATAGCACAAAAACCAAATTAAATCAAGTAGTGTTTAACCAATTACCCAAGTTAAGGGCTGACTTCCGTCAACGTAGTTTTTCAAATCTTCGATACATTGTTGCATAATTGCCATACCTTCGGCTTTCATTGCGGCACCGTTTAGTGATGTTGGGCCTTGTGGTCCGGAAATGGAAGCAAACTTTTCACGTGCTTCACCAATCATAGTTTTACAGTTACCAAACATATAATTACGAATCCATTGTTTAATTTGATAATCAGAAAGTAAGTTTACTTCTGGCTTTAAGTTGTATGTCCAAAGTAACACGTTCTCGCCTGTGCCTTTTGGATCACGAATTAGTTGTAGCTTTTTGGTAACTGGGTTCCAAGTATAGTTCATATAAGCACCAAACATACGACCAGCTAATTCTACATATTGTGAATAAAAATCATAAGTTGCCAAACCTCCAGCTACGTTAAAGTTCATTAAGTAAACATTCATTGTAGCTTGGGAGAATGGATCAAAGTTAGACGCATATGGCCCGGTAGAGTTGCCAAAAGTACGGCGGAAAATTTGACGTACAGTAATTACTTCTTCTGGCAAATCGTAAATATTTACGTTAGTTACAAGTTCCATAAAGGTGTAACTTTCTTCGTAAGCATTTTCTGCTCTTTGACGATAAGTGCCAATAGCATTACGATAAGCTGATTCGTAGTGCCCTGGATCTAACTCAATATCAATAATCTGATCGCCCAGCTGTAGGCGAACATATTCGATTAAGTTTTGTTTTAACGTTTCAAGTGTAGATTCTGTTTGCAATGCCATATGGACTCCGTGTCCATATATTTAGCATTTTTACCAAGCCTTTAGAATGATTAAATTCTCATTTCCACGACCTGTAAACTTAGTCTCAGTAGCTTTAATTTCCCCAAAGGACTTACGCATAGCTGGTTTTCCGCCGGACATAATTGCTTTAAGCTGTTCCTCAGGTTTACGCAAAGTTTTTTGCATAGTTGTTAGGGTATCAAAAGCAATAATAGCTGAGCCTTTAACAGTGAATGTACCTAAGTGTGCGTCTGCCATTACATGGATTAGTTTGCGCTTGGCTGTATCATATAACCATGCTTCGCTTGCTCCAACCAGTTTTGCTGGGTTTTCTGATTTAAGATTAAGCTCTGTAAACTCTTTAAGATATTTAAATCCACGTGATTGGCGTTCTGGACTTACTGCTTTCTTAGCACGTGGCTTGCGTTCTACTTTCTTAATGGAAATATAAGAAGCGCAATCTTGTAATACTGTTTCGCAAAATTTAACGCATTGTTTGAGTTGTGCTTTTGATAAGTGACTGTAGCCTTCTACTAATTGCTCATCATTACCAGTTAATACTTCATTAAATTCAGCGAGTCGTAAATCCCATACCCGAGTAATGTTAGGGATCATTTGTGTGCTAATATTCATACCGCGGATTAACGCAATGGGCTTAAAGTCTGCTGACATCTTAGCGCCGGCTGTAATAAAGTCATCAAACATTCCTTCAAGTTCACCTGCGCACTCTGACGCTTTTTCTCTGAGGTGATCTTGAATAGTTAGTTTTGCTACTGCTGTTTCTTCGTCTGTTGCCGCCGCTTTTTTAACTTCTTGTTTAGATTTAAGCATTAACGAAATTTGCTCATCTAAAATACATTGTTCGTGTTCGTTTAACACTAACCCCATTGTTGCCATACGACATACCCAACCTGGGGTTAAACGAATTTGACTATCTGGAATGCCACGAATTAGTTTAGCATCTGGTTTGCGATGATTAATTTCCAAATAAGTAGCAATCATATCTTTAGCATCTTTTTTGCCATAATGATAATTGTACCATTGAAATGCGTTGGCAAATTTTGAAAGGCGATTAGTATCGTCTGGTTGAAAGTTCCATTCGGGTTCAAAACCAACATACTTGGTCTCAGCACCCTTTGGGTTTAATCTTTTAATTGTAGTTTCGTTTTTAGCCATAGTTTTAATAGTATAATATCAAGTTTATTGTTTGTCAAGCCTACCCGATTAGGTTGGCAAAAGTAACGTGTTGCTCTAAGTTATCTAATAAGCTATTAGCTTTTTCTTTTAGCTCATTATACTTAAGAGTATCACGTTTCATACGTCTACACTCCACAGATTCCTTACTAATTTCGGTAACTACTCGATCCACACCATCTAGCATTTTACGTAGATCCCTATATGCTACCTTATTTTTTACCGCAGAAATTTGCTTTTCCACTACATTTACACGGTTTAAAATTTCATCCATACAGCTATTATATAGCATTTGGAATTAAAAGTCAACCGTTTAATAGCTAAATACTTGTTATGCCACGCCTGTCCTTATATCGCCCTAATAGAACCAACGATTATCAGTTCTTAGATAAAACTATCGAAGAACGCTATACTGTTGGCGGACTGGATATTTACTGCCACAAATACATGGGGCCGATTGTAGATACTTCAGTTGACCCTGGAAACGGTGATGCTACACTTCCACAGTATAGTAACACAAATCCGCTATTCATTGAAGATTTATTATTGTTAGAAAATCGTGACCGTGTATATGATCCCGATGTTTATATTATGCGTGGCGTTTATACCCACAATGATATTGACTTTAATTTAACTCAGTTTGGGTTATTTTTACAAAACGATACACTATTCATTACCTTTGCTTATAACAAAATGATTGAAACTTTTGGCCGCAAACTAATGTCAGGTGACGTATTAGAACTACCAAACTTAAAAGATTACTATCCGCTTAACACTAATATTACTCGCGCACTACCTAAGTATTATGTTATTCAGGATGCCGCTTATGCCGCGGAAGGATTTTCACAAACTTGGTTGCCGCATACTTGGCGTGTTAAAGCAACGCCCATGGTCAATGCTCAGGAATACAAGCAGATTATTGATCAGCCGTTTATGCCTGATAACATTTGGGATCCAGGTAATTTTTATCCACAAAATGAAGTTGTTAAAGATGGTGATAGATATTACGAAGCTACACAAAATGTTCCGCCAGGCGTGGGAATTGATGACCCTACATACTGGGCATTAATTGAAAAGCCTACTACATTAGGTGATGCTGATTCTACTCGCAACAAGGATTTAGCACTTAACGACGCATTAGTTATTCAAGCCAACGTAGATGTTCCGCTATCAGGCTACGACAACGTATCATTTTATATTTTACCAAATACACCAAGTGGACAGCCATCATCCAATGGATTGTATGCTGACTATGGTAATCCACCAGTAGACGCTGCTACACAAGGGGAGGGTGAAACCCCTCGGTCGTTTGGCTATACAATGGGTTACTTAACTGGTGATGACCATGCTCCTAACGGATTGCCAGTAACACCAGGTGTATCATTCCCAATGGGAGCCACAAAAGGAGACTACTGCTTGCGACTAGATTATTTCCCAAATCGTTTATTCCGTTTCAGCGGCACATCATGGGTTGCTATTTCCGACAATGTTCGTACTCCTGTTGATTGGGGTCTTGAGAATAAGACAGAGCGTAGTAGCTTTGTTAATAATCCATACACAGTCAATACATCAGACCAGGGTGCTATTCCTTCACGTCAATCCTTATCTGAACTGCTCAAGCCGCAAGCTGACAACGGCAATGACCACGGCAACAAGCCACCTAACCCAAGACCACCAGGACGATAATGCAAAGTTATTTTTATGATTCTCAGATACGACGCTACTTAATTCAGTTTGCTAGAATGTTCAGCGGATTCCAAGTAGAGTTTGGCCGCAATGAATCAGCGGCACCTGGAACCGGCGATACATTATATCGTATTCCTGTTCGATACGGAGATAGTAGTCGTCAAGCGCAAACTATTATACAGGAAAATTCTGCCAGTAATATGCCGTCAACTCCACTAATGACGTTTTATGTTACTGGATTAGATTTTGATCGTCCTCGTATGCAAAATCCTACGTATGTTGATAACAAAACTGTTAGACAGCGTGAGTATGATGCTACTACAAATACATACGAAACTACACAAGGTAATGCGTTTCAAATAGAACGCTATATGCCAGCACCTTATAAGTTATCCATCAACTTAGATATTTGGACTAGTAATACTAATCAAAAGATGCAGATTTTAGAACAGATACTACCTTTGTTTAATCCTAGCTTAGAAATACAAAGTACAGATAACTTTTTAGACTGGACTAGTTTAAGTATTGTAGAATTAGTAAGTACTGGCTGGAGCAGTCGTAGTGTTCCGCAAGGCACAGAAGATCCTATTGATATTAGCACTATTAAATTCGCACTACCTATTTGGTTGAGCTTACCTGCTAAAGTTAAGAAGTTAGGTGTTGTTGAAACTATTATTGCTAGTATCTATGACGGACAAGGTGACATGGTTAACGCTATTAAAAATAACGATTTGTTATTAGGCACACGTCAGTATATTACTCCGTTTGGATATAAAGTTGTATTGATTGGCAATAAACTACAAATTTTAACACAAGCTGCTATTGTAGATGAGAAGAATTATCAACTACCTCCGCCTAATCCAGTTGAGCCAAGTAATGTAAACTGGACTCCTGTAGTTAATATGTATGGCACATTACGTCCTGGTATTAGTATGATTGCTCTTACACAAGAAGATGGTAGTAAAGTATATGGAACAGTAGCATTTGATCCTACTAACGATCAATTCTTATTGTTTACTATTATTGAAGAGTCTGTTCCTGCTAATACACTGGCGCCGTTAGATGCTGTTATTAATCCGCAGGCAAGCGGACCTGGATATGGCTTGCCAATAGCTACAACAGGACAGCGTTATTTGTTAACTGAGCCTACTGGTAGTGAAGCTGGTGGATATGCTGTAGCATGGTTGGGTGAAAATGGCGTCCCGTTAGTAGCCAATACCAATGACATTATTGAATACAATGGTGCTAATTGGTTTGTATCGTTTAGTGCTAGTTCTAGTCCAGACAATACACAATTTGTCACTAACATTACTACTGAAATACAATACAAGTGGATTGGTGATGGGTGGGTTAAATCCTATCAAGGCATTTATGCCGGCGGTTTTTGGAATCTTATAATTTAACTACATCAAGTTTTTGTAGTAAATACCCCGCTATGTTAAACATTGTATCCGCTGTGGGAATTTGGTTTTATTCTCAATCTACTAATCGCTATCTTTATCTATTACGCAACGATCCTAAACATCCAGACTCATGGGGCTTACCTGGTGGCAAGATTGAGCCAGGTGAAAGTATTATGGCAGCTATGGTTCGTGAGTGTGAGGAAGAAATAGGTGAGATGCCCAGTTATACAAAACTAATTCCTCTAGAAAAATTTACTAGTGCTGATGGTGGATTTGCTTATAATACTTTTTTCTGTATTACTGAAACAGAATTTACACCTATTTTAAACGACGAACATTCGGGTTATGCTTGGATTGATTCAGGGACTTGGCCTAAGCCGTTACATCCAGGATTGTGGTCAACTATAAACTTTGAAGCGGTTAGAGATAAGATTTCTATTATACAGAAACAACTTTATACGTCACAATAACATACAAAGTCGTGGTGCCATAGTGTTTTAGTATTGGCACAGGATAACCATTCCTCAGGCATATTATACTTGTTGCCAACCATGACAAATATTGTGCCAGCGTATGCCTTAATAATACTAGTTACTTGTTGTATCCAGTCTGATTGCCCACCTTGTAATTCTTTGTTGTAACCAATCATATAAATTTCTTTGTGTCCATCAAATGCCGCTAGATAGATAGGAAGTACGGTAGCGCATACGTGTGGGTTTTGTGGAATTAAATAAAACTCGCCAGGCATTTTAATACAATTTCTAGCTGTAGTATAAACAACATTTTTTTCAGTATAACCAGATTCAACTAACGGTTCTATATTAGCATAGTCTACGTCAACAGCAAAATCAAGTCGCATCTCTTGTGCTATTTTTGCTGTGCCGTAAGTTTGTAATTTTTTACTACCTAATAATCCGCCGCGATGGTCTTCAAGCACTCTGAATGGAAAATGCTCTCTGTCAACATCGGATCCTATTACAGCAGCACGTCCTGAGATATGCTGGTTGTCAATAGGATTAGCGATAAATTCCCTGCGTTCTGTTTTTTTGCCACCTGACCATTTAGATTCAAGTATAACAAATTCGCCAGGATAATCTATGCGGTATCTTGCTTCCATAATTATACTGTAACTTCTACCCAACTAGTTGTTGGCTCGTCCCAACGATATGTTTTACCATCTGTTGGATATGGAGTAGGTGCTTCCCAAGTCCAAGTAGATTGATTTAGTGTCCAAGAGTTGAACGGCTTAGGTGCGTAAAATACGTCATTTACTTGGTCGTATGTATAACCAATTCCTGCGTAGTTACCGCGTAATGCTGTTCCACTATCTGGATTGCCGTCTTGTCCGTAGTGTACGTTACCGCGGGTGTTATAGGATGTTTGAATCCACGAACCTGGGCTTGTATCCACGAAAGTTGTAAAAAACTCTGCTTCAGCTACAATAACTTCAGTTACTATGCCGTTTGCTACTTTTGCGTAATGTGCCATTTTTGTTTCCTTTGATAATATGTTATATTTACTATTTAAGCGGTATAAGACCCACTTGATGTAAATGTGATTATAGTATTACTACCAGAAGTAGTAACTGTTGGCGATCCTGTAGTCACCCCTGAATATTGTGCTGTAGGTACAGATAATATAACTACTCCAGATCCACCAGTGCCTGATACTGGGCCAAATTGTGGACCACCAACGCCGCCGCCTCCGCCACCTGTATTTGTGCCGCCATTGCCACCGTTGATCGTAGTACCGTTGCCGCCACCGTTTGAACCGCCAGTACCAGGGGTAGTTGCTCCAGATCCGCCGCCACCTCCGCCAGCACCACCGTTACCACCAGTTACTGCGGCGCCACCTCCGCCACCGCAATAGTATAGTGAAGTGCCTGTAATTGACGATACATTACCAGTACCGCCAGCGCCGCCTACATTTGTTGAGTTTGCTGTAGAAGCGCCTACTGCTCCGGCTCCACCTCCACCAGCGCCAGGCTCATTACCAGCATATCCACCAGTATTCGCAGCCCCACCAGCACTACCTTGTCCTGCGGTTCCAGAGCCGCCTGTTCCAATCCAGCCGCCACCACCTCCAGATCCGCCGGCGGCACCTCGACCATCATTAGCAGACCCTCGAGAGCCACCTCCACCACCGCCTACAGCGGTTAAACTAAATCCTGTTGTATTTGTACCGTTATATCCAGTAATACCATTATCTAAGGATCCAGCACCCCCGCCCCCAATTACAAAACTATAAGTTGTAAAGGGAGTTAAAGTAGTTGACCCTGTTATTAACCCACCAGCACCGCCTCCGCCTGCGCCTTGATGTCCGCCGCCTCCGCCACCAGCTGCAATTAAATAAGATGCGGTGTAGGTTGAAGGAGGAGTTACTGTAGTCCACGCATTATTTAAATATCCCTCAAGAGCTTTTGTTGACGAATTATAACGTAACATTCCATTAGATCCTGTAGGACGTTGTACTGTAGTTCCGTTAGGAAGTGTAATAGCACCAGTGCTATTAAATGCGGCGTTTTGGTCTGTGCCAATAGTTAATGCTGCATTACCGTTAGTTTGTAGTTGTAATACTCCAGATGTATCTGAAGTTTCTATTAATCCTGAACTAGATGCATTTATTGTAGTTGTCATGCTGTGTAAGTTCCGCTTGCTGTAAATTTGATTATAGTATTTGATCCAGCTGTAGTAATTGTAGGCGAACCGGTAGTAGTTCCTGAATAACTTGCTGTAGGCACGGATAAAATAACTACTCCAGAGCCTCCTGTAGTTGTTCCATAGCCACCTCCGCCACCGCCACCTAAATTAGCAGTTCCAGCTGTTGATCCGCCACCGCCATTTGAAACTCCGTTTCCACCACCGCCAGTACCTCCTGTGCCTCCAGTAGTATTAGATGATCCGCCACCGCCACCGCCTGCGTATGTAACAGAACTTCCTGTGATAGAACTGGCGGTGCCTGCTCCTCCGTTGCCAGGTGATGATCCAACGGCACTTGCTCCACCGCCGCCGCCACCTATCCATGAAGAAGCTACAAGATAAGAACTTCCGCCATCTTTTCCTTGACCTACTGTGCCAGCACCGCCGCCAGCAGTAGCTACTGATCCTGAGGAACCTCCTCCTCCAGATCCGCCACTTTTTCCAGCTGCCGCTCCCCCACCTGTAGCATCACTACCGCCACCACCACCAAGAGCAGTAATAGTAGATAAACCTGTTCCAGAAATAACGGAATTTGATCCTGTTGTAAGTCCTGCTCCGCCACCACCAACAGTAATAGTATATACTGTGCTTATATTAAATGTTGCAGTTCCTGTTAGTAGGCCTCCGCCTCCGCCACCACCACCACCAGAGTTCCATCCTCCGCCAGATCCGCCACCACCACCAACTGCAAGATAAGTTGCTGTATAAACAGGTAAATTTTGAGATATATTAGCCCAAGCATTACCTATGTAGCCTTCTAAAGCATAGTTACTAGTGTTGTATCTTAATGCTCCGTTGATTGGACTACTAGGACGTTGTGCTGTGTTGCCTACAGGAACCATAAAAGCACCGGTACCATTACAAGAAATATTTTGACTATTGTCAATAGTTAGTGCGGCCGTGCTATTAGTTTGAAACTGTAAGTTTCCTGAGGTATCAGAAGTTTCTATTAGCCCTGAACTAGATGCGTTTATAGTAGTTGTCATGCTGTGTAGCTTCCTGAACTTGTAAATTTAATTATTGTATTTGATCCAGATGTAGTAATTGTAGGTGACCCTGTTGTAGTGCCTGTGTATGCTACAGTTGGAATAGATAATATAACTACTCCTGATCCGCCATTTCCACCAGTACCGCCACCACCTGCTCCACCTCCGCCACCTGAACCAGTATTAGTAGCTCCGGCTGTACCAGCCGCGCCAGTAGTAACAGCGCCATTACCGCCAATACTATTACCACCTATACCGGCAGCAACACCATAAGTTGTAAATCCGCCGCCGCCGCCACCAGCAGCATAAGTTACTGTTGATCCGGTAATAGAAGAATTTGCCCCAGGTCCGCCGTTTCCAGAAGCATTTGTTCCGTTACCAGCTATACCTACGCCACCTGCTCCACCGCCACCGCCTGATGTGTATCCGTTGCCGCCACCATATGCTCCGTTACCGCCTTGATAGCCTTGTCCGTTAGTACCTGCGCCGGCCAACAAATAAGGATTATTATTTCCGCCGCCACCGCCCGAGCCGCCTGCGGCTGCCGCTGTGCCACCGTAAGATCCGTAACCGCCACCTATAGCAGTTGATCCTACTGCTGATGAATTGCCTCCATTATTACCAACTGCTCCAGCAACACCAGTTCCCCCGGCTCCGACAGTAATAGTATAAGTTGTTCCAGAAGTTAAGGTTGATGTGCCTGATAATAAACCACCTGCTCCTCCGCCACCACCGTAAGCGGCAGATCCACCACCACCAGCTACAATTAAATAACTTGCTGTATAAGTAGCAGCATTACCTGAAATTAATATCCACGCATTGTTAATATAGCCTTCTAATCCGCCACCACTACTGTTATAGCGTATCATACCATTTACAGGACTTGCTGGTCGTTGGGCAGTGGTTCCAACAGGAATACCAAATGCTCCAGCTGATGTAGCTGTGATGTTTTGTAGTGTGTCTATGGTTAAACCTGTAACACTAGAAGTTTGAAGCGCAAGATTACCTGTAGCATCAGCTGTTTTGATAATAGCTGTTGGTAGTAATGATGTACCTGGTTGTGCGTTAATTGTTGTTGCCATTATGCTGTATATGTTCCTGAACTTGTAAATTTAATTATCGTATTACTGCCTGAAGTAGTGATAGTAGGGCTACCAGTAGTTGTTCCTGTGTAACGAGAAGTAGGAACTGATATAATGACTACCCCCGATCCGCCTGCTCCAGATGTATATGTGCCGCCACCTGCCGCTCCACCACCACCACCAAGATTTGTAGTGCCAGCGGTGCCGTTAGTACCGCCCGCTCCGCCGCCACCTGATCCTCCAGAAAAGGCGCCGCCACTATAGTTAGATGCGCCGCCACCTCCTGCGTAAGTTATAGACGAGCCTGTAATAGAACTAGATGACCCGTTACCGCCCACACCTTGACCGCCAGTATTGCCTGCTTGGCTAGCACCACCTCCACCGCCACCTGGATAAGGAGCACTTGATACACCTCCTCCGCCAGCATTGCCTTGCCCAGAAGTTGCTGAGCCACCTGTGCCAGCTAAATATCCTCCACCACCGCCTGATCCGCCTGCTCCACCTAGGCTTCCTGGATTAGCTCCATACCCTCCACCTATAGCAGTAAACCCAACCCCCGACGAATTAGCGCCTTGATTACCTTGAAAATAATTATTTGCTGACCCACCAACAGCAGCACCACCAGCACCAACAGTAATTGTATAAGCTGTTCCAGAAGTTAAAGTAGTAGTTCCAGAAATTAATCCACCTGCTCCACCACCGCCACCGCCTGCGCCTGATCCAGAAGTATAAGTAGAAGCGCCGCCTGAGCCGCCACCTGCTACTATTAAATAACTTACTGTGTATATTGGGGAGGTAGTAACTTGAGTCCAAGTTCCATAACCAGTGTAAATTTCATATTGTTGTAAATCTGTATTCCAACCTTGTTGACCTATAGTAGGGCTCGATGGACGTGTAGCAGTTGTCCAAGCACTAGGAGTAATTCCATAAATAGGATCAAGTATAGTTGTTTGTGGCATGATTAAGCTGTGTAACTACCTGAAGCGTTAAATTGTAAAATTGTGTTTGCGCCCGATGTTGTGATAGTAGGTGTGCCCGTGTAAGTAGCGGTGTAATATACCGTTGGAATTGATATAATAACTACACCTGATCCACCAGATCCTGAATTTCCACTTGCCCCGCCTCCACCGCCGCCACCAGTATTTGCTGTGCCTGCTATACCTGCGCCTGATCCAGAAGCTCCGCCACCACCTGCTCCGCCACCACCGGCACCGCCGGCACCGACACTTCCTCCACTAGTAATAATAGCGCCACCACCACCGCCTGCGTATGTTACGGAACTACCTGTAATGGAACTAGCTGTTCCTGCTCCGCCTGCTCCACCAGCAGTTGTACTACTAGCTGTGGCACCCACAGCGCCTGCGCCACCGCCACCACCGCCTGGATAGTTTGCATTTATGTTTCCAGCGCCGCCATTATTGCCTTGTCCAACGGTTCCTGACCCGCCAGCACCACCACCGTTATTTCCACCTCCACCACCTGAGCCGCCTGCGCCAGCATTTGCTGTTCCGCCATTATTGCCGCCGCCAAATCCGCCGCCTATAGCAGTAAATCCAAAGCCTGAAGAATTAGCGCCCTGAGTTCCATTTCCGTTTCCTGCAGTTGCTGCGGCTCCAGCACCAACAACAAAAGAATATGTAGTGCCAACACTAACTGTTGCAGTTCCTGTTAATAATCCACCGGCTCCACCTCCACCGCCATCATTTGTACCTCCAGAACCGCCACCAGCTACAATTAAATAACTTGCTGAATATGATGTTGCGCTGGTTGCTATTGAAATCCAAGACACGCCGGTATATACTTCAAACTGTGCGAGTGTAGTATTCCATCCTGACTGCCCTGGATTAGGTGAAGTTGGGCGACCTGCAGTAGTCCATTGTGCCGGAGTTACTCCTGATGATCCGCCGATGATTAATGTCATTTTTTTATCCTTAAAAATACGCTGTGATAAAAATTAACCCGTTACCACCAGCACTACCATTATTGCCACTTGTTCCCGCTGTGCCGCCAGCTCCGCCAGTGCCTACAGAATAAGCGTATGTAGCCGACGGAGAAGTAATATATGCTTCAACATAGCCACCAGCTCCGCCACCAGCGCCATTATAAGTATTGGTGCCTTGCCCACCACCACCACCACCACCGGTATATCCTGGGGTGCTGCCGGAACCTGTAGTCCCACCAGAACCTCCAAATGCACTTGCGCCACCTGGAGTTCCTGCTAAAGCACCAGAATTAATTAGTCCAATTGATTGTGCCGCACTTCCGTAAGCAGTCATTCCTGTAGCCGGAGAATTAATTGTTCCGGTGCCGCCTGCTCCACCATTTCCAGGAGCACCTGCGTATGATCCGCCGCCGCCACCTGTAGCTGTTAAAAGACTAGTACCAAAAGTAGTATTGCCGCCAACTCCTCCGCCTGTTGCTATAACAGCTCCATATCCACCGCCGGCTCCCCCGCCGCCGGCGCCTACCATTTTAATTTGTAACCATTTAGCGCCAGCAGGTGTTGTATAAGTTCCTGAGCCACTTGTAAACACTTGTACGTTAGGACCTGCGTGGCTAGCAATACTAGTGCCATCACTAAACGTAATACCGTTGGCTGGAACTATAATATTACCAGTAGCACTTAACAACAGATTACCAGTAGTATCTGAACTTGCTATAAATCCGGTCGATAATGTGTTGCCTGCTGATATTGTGCTCATAGTAAACTCATTATGCTGGAGGAAGTGGTGTGTTGCCGGCCGCTAACCAGGCTTGGTAACCTTGCCAGTCTGTATTCGCTTCGTCGTTTGGAATGTAAGCATTGTCTGGTAAACGAAAAATTAAATTTGGATTAATGTCCGTTGTGCCAATTGTATAAAGTTGTTGATAGTTATATTCCATTTATAGCTCCGCCGATGCTGTATATGTGCCTTGTGTTTCACAAAGCCCGCTTGAACTAGTTGATGTTGCGTAGGCATTAAAACCGCTTACATAGGCGGTGCCAAGTGCTAAATTGCTAGAAGCGTATACGTTTGTAGTTGTTAAAATTACTGTTGGGGATGTTCTTTTTGTTACTCGAAATCCATTTGGTCCGCCTAAATAGTATCCGGCAGCAGGAGCGTTCCCAAGAACATATCCAATGCCAGTTTCATAATACCTCTGGCATAAAATAAACTCACGACCATAGTCACGGAAATCAAAACTTGTTGCTTGTGATCCAACTTCAAGCTGGACCCCAGTAATATATAGGTTATTACTTAACGTGCCAATCCAACTTGCATTTCCACTTGTACTAAATTTTTCTCCACTAACCCAAACACCAGTTGCATTCTGGTAAGTACTACCAGAACCTAAATCAAAATACATAACCATTCCATTACCGTTAGTTGTATTCCAAGAACCAGAAGTGTCGCCGGGAATAGTTACAGTTTTTTGTTCCCAAGTATTAGCCGAGCTTATAGTATACTGATATACATAAGAACGTGATGCTGTAGCGGAGTATATTGATCCGCCGTAAGTTCCTGTTAAATTTGAACGAACCCAAAAAGAAACTGTAATAGTTTTAGCGTTTGCCGTTCCAAAAGCTAAGTCAGCAACATTATAACCTTCGATAGCTTGCGCCCATCTATAATTATCTCCAGCGGCAACAGATGCGTCTGCTGTTGTAACTGTTAATAAAGCACTATATGTAAAATTTGCTGGCGCGGTGGATGATTGTTGTACGCTAAACACACCGCCACCGTTGGCCCATCCTTTAAATCTATCTAAAGTATAAATGTCATTTCCGTTAACAGATACACTAGCCCCAGCGTTACGTTGGTCAATAGTCATACCGCCGTTAATAATTCTATTTTTAAATCCAAATGTATTAACAGCACTAACTGAACCAACTACAGAAACATTATTAGCTAATGTGGCATTTTGCCCAGTAGTTAGTGTTAGTGCTGTAGTTGTGCCGTTGGTTTGGAATACTAAGTTACCTGTAGTATCTGATGTGCTTACAAAACCTGTAGTAAGAGTATTTCCAGCTGCTATTGTACTCATTTATAGAATAATCCATCGTTGTCCTGGTGCTACACTAACTTGAACGTTGTTAGCGTATGTCATTGGTCCTACTGATAAACCGTTTTGACCTGTAGCTATTGTGAGATTAGCTGAAATTGTTGTAGTAGTAATAGTAACTGAATTATTACTAGATCCAGCACTAATACCAGTTAATGCTGACCCGTTACCTACAAAGTAATTACCTGTTACATTACCAGTAGCACTTATTTGACCAGCAGTTAAAATATTAGCACCTGTTACATTACCGCTTGAACTAACAGCGCCAGTATTTAATGATGTCAGTGTGCCAAGGCTAGTAATGTTAGTTTGTGCGGCTGTGGATAATGTTCCAGCAATGGTGTTAGCTGATAAGTTATTAGCAGATATATTACCCACCGAACTAATACCTAAACTAGATACCCATACGTTAGATGCTGTGTTATATAACAATGTTGCGTAAGGTGATCCAACTGGCCCAACTTCAATACCGCCGTTGTTGGCCGCTGTAGCATTTGCGGCATTATTAGCCATATTAATAGTCAAGTCATTGGTACTAATTGTATTGGAATTAATTGTTGTAGTTGTACCTTGAACTGTTAAGTTACCAGTAATAACTACGTTACCATCAGTGCCGCCGGATCCGTTAGGATCAATAGTTAGTGTAGGACCCTCACCAACAATTAAGTTGCCAGAGAGTTTAATACCGCCAACTGCTATTGTGCCACTAGCTGTTACATTGCCGCCTGTTATATTACCCGTAGCACTTATAACGCCAGTTACATATTCACCTGTTGTAGCAAATACTGCCACGTTAGCTGTTCCGCCAATGCCAATAGTAGCATTGCCGCCAGAACTTACTATAGTTACATTACTAGTGCCTGAGTTAATATTAGCAACACTTGTGATAACGCCGGTTAATAGTGCGCCGTTACCTAAAATATAATTACCAGTTACATTACCTGTAGCACTTACAACACCTGTAGTTAAAACATTATTACCTGTAATATTACCTGTAATAGCAACGTTACCTGTTGTTGAGCTTGTGCCTGTTGGATCAGCAGTAACTACTGTGTTGCCGTTAACTACTAGTGTATTACTAGTATTATTTGCTGAAATAGCTGTATCGCCTAGGTATAGTGTAGCATTGCCAATATAAACACTTGCCCATAGTGCTGTTGGTGAGCCTAAACTATAGACATTATTTGCGGCAGGAAAAATATTGCCAGCAGGAACAATATTGCCTACTACTAAATTACCCGTAGTACTAATAGTAGTAGCTGTAATATTATTTGTTGCTGTAATATTATTAGCACTAACGTTAGCGCCAGTATTAGTAAGTACGGTCCACGCAGTAAGCGTACTACTGTAAATGTAAATTACGCCATTTACGTTTGCTTGTTGGCCGTTTGTTGGGCTTGTTGGAAATGCCATTATGTTCTCCCTACTGCTACTTCAATGACACCAACATCTGTGCTGTCATAATTTTCTAATGCTTTACCAATAATACAACTTGGTTCGTATTTGGACATATCCAATGCTTGAGCTACTCCAGCAATTCCACTAGCTACCAAACGATCTCCTTTGTTAATCTTGCCAACAACACAACATGGAACACGCCCTGTTAACGCAACAGGAACTACGTGTGTGCCTGGCTGTGCGGCGTTCATTAAATAACTTGGGTTTGTACTAATAATACCAGCTACGCTTGTACTGTGACTTAACTGACTAGCACGTACTTCGTATTCTCCGCCAAACTCAACTACAGTACCTGGCGTATAATCTTCATCAGCTACATACATTTCAGCTAAGTCAGCGTATAGTGCTGTAGTTGCTGTGGCAAATATTCTATTAAAGTAATTACTTGAACTACCAATGTTGCCTACAGCATTGCCATTGCCATTAACAATGTTGCCTACTGTAATTGTACCTGTGCCTACTGATAAATTACCGCCAGTAATATTACCAGTAGCTGTAATTAATCCTACAGTTGTAACATTTCCGCCTATTACGTTACCAGTAGCAGTTACTAAACCAACTGTTGTAATATTGCCAGCTATTACATTGCCTGCGGCACTAATATAGCCCGGAGAACCTATGTTGCCGTAACTAATTGTTCCAGTTACGCCAAGGTTGCCGCCAATAGTAGCATTGCCTGTAACTGCTAATGTAGTAAAGCTAGTTGGGAAACTTTGATCTACCCAAACATTACTTGTGCCGTCGTTAGTATACTGATACTTAACTCCGGAATAACTGTCATACCAGAAGCTACCTGGATTAACACCTGATGGTGCTGTGTTAGCTTGTGTAGTCCAACTTAGTGATCCTGATACAGTAATGCCAGTAAGAGCACTACCGTTACCAATAAAATAATTACCTGTAATGTTACCGGTAGCACTAATTACTCCGCCGTTAATTGTAGAATTACTGCCACCTACTTTTGTTGAGAAAATATTGGCGCCAGTAATGATAGTTTGACCAGGAATGCCAGCCGGAACACCTAATGTAACTCCGCCTGCGGCACTTAAATTACCACTTTGTACGTTGCCAGTTGCACTTATTGTGCCATCAGTTGCGATATTACCGCCAGTAATATTGCCAGTAGTACTAATTAATCCACTTGCTGTTAAACTTGTTAATGTTCCAACGCTAGTAATATTTGATTGTGCGTTCGTTGTTACTGTTCCTGCTGTTGTAGCAGAAGTTGCTGTTCCTGCTGAAGTAGCAAAAGTAGCATTGGCTACAGTACCAGTTACATTAGCACCTGTAATACTTGTTAATAAACTACCATTACCAATAAAATAACTAGCAGTTATGTTTCCACTAGCGGAAAATACATTAGCTGAAATTACATTAGCACCAGAAATATTTCCACTTGTTCCAGTAGTAACAATATTACCACCATAAACGTTACCAGTGGCACTAATGTT